GGACCCGGATTGACCGCTAACGGAACCCCTACGACAGATATCACACAAACTATTCCATTCACGGATATCAAGCTTGGGGATGATTGGGATTACATTGTAAAAATTGAATAGGTCTAGAAATGGAAGACAAATTATCGAAGAGTCTCGGAATGGTGCCGTATGAACCGGAAAGGGAAGAACCTTTGTCCGGTGACGTATTACCGGATGAAGGTGATGAGCAGGCCGATTATCGGATAGCACGTCAGAACATTCTTGATACGCTGGCCATAGGTGGTTCGGCCTTACAGGATCTTATGGATGTCGCGAAGGCTTCGGAGCATCCTAGAGCCTATGAGGTAATGGCCGGTCTTATCAAAACTATACTTGATGGTAACAAGGATTTGATAGACCTTGATATGAAGAAACAGGAACGTTTCAAGAAAAAGAACGAAACCGACAAAGAACAACCTGTAAACAATACATTCTTCATAGGGTCAACATCGGACCTACAGAAAGCTTTGAAGAATAGCAAGGATTCCGATGACTGATACCGTCACATATCGCGGCAACGCCAATCTGAAAAAGAAAGGGGCGATTCAGGAATTCACTGAAGAACAGGTTCAGGAATGGATCAAATGCGCCAAAGATCCTATCTATTTCGCAGAGAAATACGTACAGATTGTGCATGTGGACCATGGGCTTATTCCCATGGAAATGTACGAGTATCAGAAAGACATTACCCGAGCCATTACGAATGAGCGGCAGGTTGCGGTATGTACATCAAGGCAAGCCGGAAAAGCCCTTTCGTTAGATACCCCTATCCCTACCCCGTCCGGTTGGAAGACGATGGGCGAATTAATCGTCGGTGATATCATATTCGGCGGTGATGGAAAACCAACGAAGATCACTTTCGCTACCGAAACATATCACGCTAGAAACGTGTATTCAATCAAATTCGACAACGGGGAAACTGTCAAGGCGGATGCCGACCATATATGGAAGGTGTCCAGTAATGTCCACAATTCCGGCAAGGAAACGAATCTGACGACCGAACAATTGATCCCGATTCTGGATAAGGCGAAATCTGTCGGACAGTCGATCAGAATTAGAAACCATGACGGTGTAGAATATCCAGAAAGAGACCTGCCGATACATCCTTATGTATTGGGGTTATGGTTAGGTGATGGTTGTCGTCGCAATGGCATTATATACACGTCGATACAGGATGTAGACGAGATTATGGATCATGTGAAAGAGTGCGGTTTCGATGTAAGTAAATCAAAGAGAGATCATAGAACCCATAATTCTGCACGTTTTAACGTCATCGGCCTTAACAGACTTTTGCGTCTTAATGGATTTCTAGACAATAAACATATCCCGGATGCTTATCAATTTGCTTCTAAAAAGCAGAGACTCGAATTGATCAGGGGATTGATTGATTCTGACGGTTCGGTTGATAGGAAAGGAAGATGTGAATTCTATCAGAAAGATGAAAAACTTCTTGATATTGTGCGACAGATTCTTTCATCTTTGGGCATAAAGGTTAGAAAGCGGCACAAGAACGTTTCAGGCTATGGGCGATATTTTACCTTGTCGTTCTCTACCAAGAAACATGTTGTCGCTAAGTTGGAAAGGAAGGCCAGTAATCAGGAATCGTGTCTGGGTCATGTGAAGAATGACCATTATTACATACATGAAATCGAACCGATAGAAAGTGTGCCGGTAAGGTGTATACAGGTCGATAATAAAGAGCATCTTTTTCTATGTAGCAAAAGTTACATTCCGACCCATAATACCACGACAGCCGTTGCCGTAATCCTGCACTACATCATCTTCAATGAATACAAGCTGGTCGCATTACTGGCCAACAAGGGCGATGCGGCCCGCGAAATCCTTGACCGCATTCAAATTGCATACGAAGCCCTTCCGCAATGGTTGCAACAGGGTGTCGTAGAATGGAACAAAGGTTCCGTCACCTTGGAAAATGGATGCAAGGTCATTGCCGCGTCTACGTCATCTTCGGCAGTGCGAGGAAAATCTTGTTCTCTTGTATATATTGATGAGACGGCCTTCGTTGAAAATTGGGACGAATTCTTTGCCTCAGTCTATCCGACAATTTCGTCTGGTAAGACGACTAAGGTTCTTTTCACATCTACCCCGAAAGGATTGAATCACTTCTACAAGATATGTGAATCTGCGCAGAAGAAAGAGTCCGAACCTGATAGGTGGAACGGGTATCACTATATCGAAGTTCCTTGGAACAGGGTTCCGGGGCGGGATGAGGCGTGGCGTCAATCTACACTAGCCGCCATGGATTTCGATACAGAAAAGTTTGCCCAAGAATTCGAATGCGCGTTCATGGGGTCTTCGGGCACTCTTATTGACGGTTGGCGATTGAAACAACTCGTCATCAATGAACCGTCATTCGAATACGATAAACTGAAGATCTACAACAAACCGGAACCCGGTAATGTCTATACGATCATTGTTGATGTAGGACGCGGCAAGGGACTGGACTATTCGACTTTCTCGGTCATCGACATCACGAAAATGCCTTACAAACAGGTTGCCACATTCCGAGACAATTTGATTACACCTGTTGACTTTTCTTCGGTCATCTATCGACTTTCGAAACAATATAACGACGCCTATATCTTGGTGGAAGTGAATGACATGGGGGAGGCTATTTCGGACTCACTTCATTGGGAATTCGAGTGCGAAACCCTTATCTATACCGAAAACGCCGGAAGGGTCGGGAAGCGTATATCTTCTGGTTATGGTAAGAATATTGACAAAGGCATTCGCACTACAAAGAGTGTAAAATCGGTGGGATGTAGTGTGCTGAAACTCCTGATAGAACAGGAACAATTGATCGTAAACGATTTTGCTACAATCAACGAATTATCGACCTTTTCCAAGAAAGGCGTATCGTTCGAAGCCGAACCCGGTTGCCATGACGATATGGTCATGACTCTTGTGTTGTTTTCTTGGATGACAACACAACAATACTTCAAGGATATGACCGACATCAACACTCTAAATACTCTACGTCAAAAGACTGAAGAAGAATTGGAAATGGACATGCTGCCTTTCGGATTTGTAGAAAACGGTATTGATGATGGGGTTGTGAGTGATTTCTAAATCGTCATAACCTAAATACAACAGAAATAAGTCTATCAATGCCTGTTTTACAAGGAGAAATTACATGTTCCAAGTAAGTCCCGGTGTGAACGTAAGTGAGGTGGATTCTACCTCAGTTGTTCCATCTGTTGCCACTACCGAAGGTGTTATCGCGGGGGTATTCAATTGGGGTCCGGTCAATGAGCGTGTGCTTGTGACTTCGGAAACCGATCTGGTATCACGCTTTTCAACGCCGACCAATGACAACGCCGAAACGTTCTTTACCGCCGCAGATTTCCTATCGTATTCAAATAGCCTGTACGTATCCCGTGCGGTTTCGAATACCGCATTCAATGCCGGTGCCGCAAATACACAAGTATTGACCGAGGATTCCGCCCTAGCCTTTACTGGCGCGAATTTCATTGCCCGCTATCCGGGGGTTTTGGGAAATAGCCTGAAGGTTTCGGTATGTCCATCGGCTAATGCCTATTCGTCTGCCGTAAGCGGTGTGACGATTTCGACAGGTGCGAATACTGCCACGATTACCACAACCGGCGATCTTGCGGCGGGTGATATCCTTCATATCGGCAACGATTCAATCGGATATCAGGATCTGACTGTTTCGTCAGTGACCGGAACCGATGTGGAATTCCTAGAAAAGTATCGTCTAGCTTCGAACACGGCTCTTGTGACAACACGCTATTGGGGCAACTATCGCAGCGTGGAAACGGCACCGGGCGCGAATGAAATTCATGTGGCGGTCATTGACGAAGATGGATTGATTACCGGAAACGCCGGAACAATTCTCGAAGTATACGAAAACGTTTCGGTCCTGTCAACCGCAAAGACGGAAACTGGTGCGACCAACTTCTATAAGACTGTAATCAATCGTGGTTCGAATTGGCTTTATTCAACGGCTGATACGATTACCGCAACCGGGACGGCAACTTACACAACTCTGATCGAGGGGACGAATGGCGACGATGAAAAGACTATCGGTCTTTCGGCGCTTGCTGCGGCATACGACCTTTACATTTCGCCGGAAGACGTTGACGTATCCTTGATCATGACGGGTAAATCTCGCCTAGGGACGGATGGTTCCGGGCTGGCCAATTACCTTATCGACAATATCGCCGAAGTCCGTAAAGATTGTGTGGTATTCGTGTCACCTGAATATACGGATGTGGTCAATAATCCGGGCGGCGAAGTTGCGGCTATTACCGCCTTCACCAACGCCGTTAGCCGTAGTTCTTACGCCTTCCTAGATTCAGGATACAAGTTCCGTTACGACAAATATAATGACGTGTATCGCTACACTCCGCTAAACGGTGATATTGCCGGTCTGGCGGCACGTACAGATAACGTGCGCGACCCGTGGTTCTCATTTGCCGGATATAATCGTGGCACGATCAAGAACATTGTCAAGCTGGCATTCAACCCGAACAAGGCCGAACGTGATCTTCTATACGGTAGAGGGTGCAACCCGGTTATCAGTCAACCGGGACAAGGAACCTTGCTATTCGGTGATAAGACTCTATTAGGTCGCCCGAGTGCATTTGATCGTATCAACGTTCGTCGTCTGTTTATCGTTCTGGAAAAGGCTATCGCCAGAGCATCAAAATCAACATTGTTTGAATTCAACGACGATTTTACTCGTGCCCAATTCAGAAACCTTATCGAGCCGTTTTTGAGAGACGTTCAGGGTAGACGTGGTATCTATGATTTCCGCGTTGTCTGTGATGAAACGAATAACACGGCAGACGTAATTGGCCGTAACGAATTCCGTGGCGATATCTACATCAAACCGGCAAAATCAATCAACTTCATCCAGCTTAATTTCGTGGCCGTTCGTTCGGGTGTCGAATTTGAAGAGATTGTTGGTCGCGTCTAATAGATATTAACAGGAGACAATTCAAATGGCATTCTCTATCAATGAAATCAGGTCGCAACTAACCTTCGGTGGGGCGCGACCTACCCTATTCCAAGTGCAAATTCAAAACCCGGTCAATTCCCTTGGGGATCTAAAGGTTCCCTTCATGGTCAAGGCAGCTTCGCAACCGCCTTCGGCTTTGGGGGTCATCGAAGCCCCTTATATGGGGCGTAAGGTCAAATTGTCGGGCGACAGGACATTCGAACCTTGGACAGTCACTGTCATCAACGATGAAGACTTTCTGATCAAGAACGCTTTGGAAGAATGGTCACATTCTATCAACAGCCATGAAGGGAACCTGACTTCGTTCAATTCATCTTCGCCGTTGCAATACAAAGCACAGGCCCAAATCACGCAATTCTCTAAAACCGGAACCCCGATCCGGGTATACCAATTCAACGGTTTATGGCCGTCTGAAATCTCGGAAGTTGAAATGAATTGGGAATCGACAGACACTATTCAGGAATTCACTGTCACTTTCCAATATGATTGGTGGGATATCTCGGGTGGAATTACCGGAAACGCCGGAACACGCGACTAAATAAAGAGGGCGGCTAAGCCGCCCTTTTCAGTAAATATACGGGGTGAATAATGAAACTTTTCGGATTTGAAATCAAGAGAAAAGACGACAGTGTTGTAGAAAGACCGTCATTTACCGAAAAGGTTGAAGAAGACGGCGCAGTTACCGTCATGGCAACAGGTGGCTCTTACGGAACCTTTGTTGACATGGACGGTTCGGCCAAGACCGAAGCCGAATTGATTACCAAATACAGGGGTATGCTTCTCCAAGCCGAAGTCGATAATGCAGTTGACGATATCATCAACGAATGTATCATTGTTACGGACAAGGAAAAGCCGGTCGAAATCAATCTGGATGACGTTT